TCGCTGCGCTGACGGCGCAGCTGACCGCGCGCGCTGGCGCCGAGGTCCGACGGAACGCGACGCTGCCCGAACGGGTGCCGCCCGAGGGGCTGGTGATCGTGCGCGACGGCAATCCGGGTGAGCCGGATGTGACGCTGAGTCCGTGGCGGGCCTACTATCGCCACCGGGTGGAGATCGAGGCGTTCATGCCGCCGGGCGCGGCGGAGGCGGCGCTCGACGCGCTGCTCGCCCGCATCGGGGCCGCGCTGGCGCATGACGACAGCCTCGGCGGGCGGGTCGAGCTGATGACGCCCTCCGCCCCGGAACTGCAGCCGGTCCCGGTGGAGGGCGGCGCGCCGTTTCTGGCCGCCGCACTGGCGGTCACGCTGGAATACCAGGTCAGCGATCCGCTGAGCGGGTGAGAACGCCGGAAGGGCGTGGATTTTCGAACATCACAGGAGACATGACATGGGCAAGCAACGCGCCTATGGCGCCGATGCCACACTCAGGGCCGTGCGCGAGACGGATTATGGCGGGGCCACCACCGGCCCGGTGCGCACGCTCGATTTCAAGACGGCGGATCTGTCGGCGAGCATCCCGCTCGGCGACGACCCGCTTCTGGGGCGCGGGCGCAATGCGCAGGACCCGTATCGCGGGCTGGTCACCGACGAGGGCCAGCTGGAGATCCCGTTCGATCTGCAGGGCACCGGCTGGTGGATGACGGCGCTGTTTGGCGATCCCCAGACCACGCCGCAGGCGGCAACGGGGCGGATCACCTTTGCGGACAATCCCGCGCCGGGCGACACGCTCACGCTGAACGGCGTGATCTGGACCCTTGTTGCGGGGGTTGCGGCCGGCGACGAGACGGAGATCGGCGCCACGCTCGCCGATACGCTCACCGCACTGGCCGCGGATCTCAACGCCGCGAGCGATCCCGCCATCTCCGTGGCGAGCTACACCGTGGAGGACGACACGGCGCTGGTGATCACCCATGACACCACCGGCCCGGACGGCAACGCGGTCACCATTGACGCCTCGGCCGCGCAGCGGTCCGCCCCCACGCTCACCGGCGGCGGCTATCGCCATGTCTGGCGCAGCGGGGCGGACAGCATCCCGTCCTTCCTGATCGAGATCGGTCACCCGAAGCTCACCACCCCGGTCTTCTTTCGCCATGCAGGCGCGGTGCTGGAGGAGCTGTCGTTTCAGATGGGCCAGGAAGGGCCGGCGAACGCCACGGTCTCGGTTGTGGCGCAGGGCGAGGAGACCGCAAGCACCACGCTGGACGCGAGCCCTGCCGCCTTTGCGCTGCGCCGCTTCAGCCAGGGGCGCGGCCGCATCGCGCGGGCAGGATCACCGCTGGCGGGTGTCACCGCCGGATCGCTGACCTTCTCCAACGGCATCGAGCGGGTGCGGTCCATTCGCGAGGATGGCCGCATCGATGGCGCGGATCCCACCCTCGCCACCTGCGAGGGATCGCTGACCGTGCGCTTCGATGGCCAGACGCTGATGGCCGAGGCCGCCAGCGGCGATCCGGTCGCGCTGGTCTACGGCTTCGCGATGGCCGAGGGCTATGCGCTGACCTTCACGCTGCCGCGGGTCTACCTGCCCAAACCCAAATATTCGATCACCGGCCCGGCCGGGGTCGAGGCGAGTTTCGACTGGCGCGCCGCCGCAGATGCGACCGGCGTGATGCTCGAGGTCGCGCTTCTCAACGATGTCCCAACCCATGGAGCCCCCTGATGATCCGTCTCGACCTGAACGCGTCCCCTGACTGGCTCGATCTCGGCCACGGCGTGCAGCTGCGCGTGGCACCCATCACCACCTCGCTGATGAACCGGGCCCGCGAGGAGCCGATCCTCGCGGATCTGCCGGAAGAGGCCAGCGCGAACCGGCGCGGCATCGCGCTGGCAAAGGCGCTGGCGCGTGTGGCCGTGGATGACTGGGCCGGCGTGCATGATGCCACCGACGCGCCGGCCGCGCTCTCGCCCGAAGGGCTCGACGCGCTTCTGGAGATCGTGCCGATCTTCGAGGCGTTCCAGCTGCGCTATGTCGCCCCGGGCCTGCATCTGGAGCAGGAAAAAAACGCCTCAGCGCCCTCGCCGAGTGGCACTTCGGCGGGGGCGCGCAATACTGCAACAACTGCCCGCACATCTGCCAAGCCTGCCCGGCGCGGCAAAACGCGCCGCTGACGCGCGAGGGCACACTGGCCTGGGACCTTGCATGCCGGGCCACCGGCCAGCTGCGCGTTGCGGACGGGGCGGTGCTCGGCTGGGACATGGGCGCGGTGCTGGCCATGGCCACGGCCGGCGGGCTCGACCCGAGGGCCGCGGTGGAGCTTCTGCCGGTGATCGAGGCGGCGATGGTGCGCGCGATCAACGCGCAGATCCGGGCGCAGCGCCCGCAGTAAAACGACACGCCATAAAAGCAGAGAAACAGGGATCGGAGTCCCAATGACCAGCGCGTCCAAACAGGTGACGGTGCGGCTGGCCGCCGAGGGCGGCCGGCAGGTGCGCGCGGAACTCAAGGGGATCGGCACGGACGGCGCCACCGCCTTCCAGCGGCTGAGCTCGGAAATGGAAGCCGCCAATGCCCGCGCCGACCGGTTCTTTCGCCGGCTGCGCATTTCCGCCGCGGCAGGGGCTGCGGCCGTGGGGGCTGCGGCCACGGCGATGATCCGCAGCGGGCTGCAGATCGTCGACAGTCAGGCCAAGCTGGCGCAGTCGCTGGGCACCACTGTCGCCTCGATCCAGACGCTGGAGCGCGCGGGCGAGCTGGCGGGCGTGTCGATGTCGGGCATCGAGCAGGCCACCAAGGATCTGACGCGCCGTCTCAGCCAGGCCGCGGCCGGGACCGGCCCCGCCGCCGACGCGCTGGACCGGCTGGGGCTGTCGGCCACCGAGCTGATCGCGCTGCCGCTGGACGAGCGCGTCGGTGCGATCAACGCCGCCATCGAAGCCTTCGTGCGGGCGGCCGAGCGCGCCGCGGTGGCGGGCCAGCTCTTCGGCGAGGAAGGCTCCATCGCCATGGGCCGGATCGACAGCGGTACGCTGCGCCAGGCGACGAAAGACGTGCGCGCCTTCGGGGTCGTGGTTTCCGCGCAGGACGCCGCACAGATCGAACGGACCAATGATGCGATCTCGCGGCTGGGGCTGATCTGGCGTGGGCTGGCCAACCAGCTCGCGGTCGCGGCGGCCCCGGCGCTCGAGGCCGTGGCCGATGCGATGGCGGCACTCGCGGAGCGCAGCGGCCCCGTGGGCCGTGCCATAGAGCTTGTTCTGGGCAATCTCGACCGGCTGGCAGCCACGCTTGCAGCGGTTGCGGCGCTTGTGGCCGGGCGCTTTGTTGCCGGGCTGGCAGTTGCGGCCGTCAGCGTGCGCGGGCTGGCCACGGCGCTGGCGCTGCTGCGCGGGGCGCTGATCCGGCTGCCCTTTGTGGCGCTGGTGATCGGCGCGCAGGAGCTGATCCTGCGCTTCGGCCGGCTGGTCGCGGCGGCGGGGAGTTTCTCCGACGCCCTCGATCTCATGCGCGGCGTGGCCGCGGAGGTCTGGGACCGCATGGGCACCGGCGCACAGGCGCTCGGGGCGACGGTGGCGGCCGCATGGGCAGGGATCCGGGCCAGTGTCGCGGACGGCGTGCAGGCCAGCCTTGACGCGGTCGCGCGCGGGGCGTCGCTGATCATCAACACCTGGCGCGGGGCGTTCGCGGCCACGCGCGCGATCTGGTCCGATCTGCCGGCGGTACTGGGTGAGGTCGTGACCGGTGCGGCCAATGCCATGGTGCGCGGCGTGGAGCGGATGCTGAACGCGGTGATCGGACGCGTGAACCGCTTCATCGCAGGGATCAACACCGTGCTCGCCGCATTGCCCGCATGGGCCGTGGGCGATGGCGGGCTGCGCATCGGGGCGCTGGACAATGTCAGCCTTGGCGGTTTTGAGGCCCGGTTCGCGGGCGCGGCACGCGATGCCGGCGGCCGGGCGGCCGAGGCGTTCACGCGAGGATTCGAGCGGGACTACCGCATTCCCGATCTCGGGCTTGGGGCCTATGCCGACGAAGCGCGTGCCACGCAGGACGCGTTGCGCGGAGTGGCCGACGAACTGCGCGCGGCGGCGACCGGGCCGCTGGACTCGGTCGCGGCGATCCGCGAGGTGCTGGCCCGGACCTCGGAGACGGCGGATGCGTCAGCGGAGGCCGTGGCCGGGATCGGGGACGCCTTCGACGGGATCGCCGGCGGCACCGAGGGCGCAAGTGGCGCTGGAAAAAGCAGCGGCGGTGCCGCGGGGCGCGCGGCCAACGCGGCCACGGAGGCCGGCAACGCGATCGCGGCAGCCGGCGAGACGGCGGCGCGGGGCTGGAATGCGGTCACCGACAGCCTGCAGGGCTATGCAGACAGTGCAATGGAGACCGGCCGCCAGATCGGCGATGCGCTGGTCAGCGCGTTTCGCGGCGCCGAGGACGCGCTTCTGACGCTGGTCACAAAGGGCAAAGTGGATTTCCGCGACCTGGCGAACTCGATCCTGGAGGATATCACTCGCATCGCGCTTCGCTCGGCGGTGCTCGGGCCTCTCGCCAATTGGCTGGGCGGCGCGCTTGGCGGGATCGGCGGCGGTCTGGGCGGTAGCTTGGGAGGCAGCCTTACCGCGGCGGTGGCGCATTCGGGCGGAGTGATCGGTGTCTCGGCGCTACCGCAGCGGCAGGTGCCGGCCATGGCCTTCGCCGGGGCGGAGCGGTTCCATGGTGGCGGTTATCCCGGTCTTCGCCCCGACGAGGTTCCCGCGATCCTGCAGCGCGGCGAGCGGGTGCTGTCGCGCCGCGAGGTCGCCGAGGGGCAGCGCGGTGGTGACGGCGTCCGCGGCGATGGCGGTGTGACCGTCAACATGACGATCTCCACGCCCGATGCCGACAGCTTCCGCCGGTCGCAGGGCCAGATCACCGCCGAGATGAGCCGCGCCATCGCGCGGGCGCGGCGGAATCGGTAGGAGTTCCGATGACCGACTTTCACGATGTGCAGTTCCCCGCCACCATCGCCTACGGGGCCAGTGGCGGTCCGCGGTTCCTGACGGCGATCACCGCCACGCAGAGCGGCCGCGAGCAGCGCGTGGCGCAGTGGCAGCGCTCGCGGGGCGAATGGAACGTTTCCACCGGCATCCGCTCGCGCGCCGACGTGGCCGCATTTCTCGCCTTCTTCTACGCCCGTCGCGGCCGCGCGCACGGATTCCGGTTCCGGGACTGGACGGATTTCCGGGCGGCGGGACAGCTGCTCGGGGTTGGCGACGGGGAACAGACCGCGTTCCAGCTGGTCCGGCGCTATGACAGCGGGGGCGTGATCCATGAACGGCGCATCACGCGGCCGGTCGAGGGCACGGTCACCCTGTACCGCGACGGTGTAGAGGTTACGTCCGGTGTGTCCGTCGATCATGCCACCGGCCTCATCACCTTCTCAAACGCGCCCGACGCGGGAACAGAGATAACAGCAGATTTCGAGTTCGACGTGCCGGCGCGGTTCGACACCGATGCCGCCGATCTCACCGTGGAGACCTTCGAGATGCAGCAATGGGGCCGCATCACGGTGGTGGAGATCCGCGAATGAAAGTGATGTCATGAAGACAGTCTCCCCCGAACTTGCCGCGCATCTCGAGGGCGATGTGCTCACGCTGGCCACCTGCTGGCGGCTGGCCCGCCGCGACGGGGTGGTGTTTCGCGCCACCGATCACGATGGCGATTTGGCGGCCGACGGCGAGATCTACCGCGCCCGTGCAGGCTATTCGCGCACCGCCGTGGCCTCCGAGGCGGGGCTCGCGGTCGGCAATGTCGATCTCGAGGGCGTGCTCGACGACGCCGGCCTCGACGCGGACGCGCTGCGCGCCGGTCTCTATGATGGCGCCGAAGTGCGGATCTTCCTGGTCAACTGGCAGGACACCGGTCAAGGCGTGCTGCGCCTGCGCCGCGGCTGGCTGGGCGAGGTCATGCTGTCGAGCGAGGGCCAGTGGCGCACCGAGCTGCGCGGCATGTCCCAGGTGCTCGCACAACGGCTGATCGAACCCTACACGCCCGACTGCCGCGCCGATCTCGGCGATGCGCGCTGCGGGGTGGAGATCACGGATCCGGTGTGGACACGGCCCGGGCTGGTCACCGCCCCACTCGATGCGCTCTCGTTTATCGCAACGATCGATGTGGCGGATGACACGCCTGATGACAGACCGGATGACTGGTTCGCCGGCGGCGTGATCATCTTCACCTCGGGGCAGAACAGCGGTCGCGCCATCGAGGTGAGAGGGTCCAGCTTGTCGAGCGGCGATCTGGTCCTGTCCTTCCCACCGCCCTTTCCGGTCGGCACCGGCGACGCGTTCGAGATCTATCCGGGCTGCGACAAACGGCTGGAGACCTGCATCGACCGCTTCGACAATGTGCTCAACTTCCGGGGCGATCCCTTCGTGCCGGGCACCGACAAGCTGACGGAGACCCCCAATGCCCGGTAAGCAAATGCACGACGAGCCAATAACCGGTGAGGCTATCGTGACCGAGGCGCGCCGCTGGATCGGGGCCCCCTGGCGCCATCAGGGGCGCGGGCCCGCCGGCGTAGACTGCATCGGGCTGCTGATCGTCGTCGCCGATGCGCTCGGCGTGCCGCATCACGACGTGACGGGCTATGACCGGCGCGCGACCGGCACCAGACTGCTGGAGGAGTTTGCCCGCGCGCTGGATCCGGTCGCAATGCCCGACGCGCGCCCCGGCGACATCCTGGTCTTCGCCGAGACGAGCTACCCGTGCCATGCGGGGTTCCTGACCGCGCGGCACGGGACCCCGCATTTTCTTCACGCGCATGCGCTGCGGCGCTGCGTGCTCGAGGAACCGCTGATCGAGCCATGGTTGTCGCGCCAGCGCGCGGCGTGGCGCATTCCGGGGGTGGTCTGATGGCGGTGCTGGCCATCGCCGGCGCCGGCGCGCTCGGCAGCACGGCGCTCGGGCTCGGCTGGCAGGCCGGCTGGCTGATCGGCTCGACCGTGGGATCGCTCCTGTTCGGCCCCGACCAGCCGGATATCGAGGGGCCGCGACTGCGCGATCTCTCGGTGACCTCCTCGGCCTGGGGCGCGCCGATCCCGCTGATTTACGGCACGATGCGCGCCTCCGGCAACGTGATCTGGGCGCCCGGGATCCGCGAAGAGCGCCAAACCCGCAAGGTGGGCGGCAAGGGCGGCGGCGGTCAGCGTCAGACGACCTATGGCTATTACGCCTCCTTCGCGCTCGGCCTCGCCGAAGGCCCGGCCGGCGACCTCATCCGGATCTGGGCCGATGGCAAGCTCATCCATGACGCGCGCGGCACCAATCCCGACGTGTCGATCCCCGGTCTGGAGTTCCGGTTTCACGAGGGCAGCGAGGATCAGCTGCCCGATCCGCTGATCGAGGCCACGGAAGGCCATGGCCGCACACCGGCCTTTCGCGGGCTGGCGTATCTGGTGTTCGAGGATCTGCCGCTGGAGAACTTCGGCAACCGCATTCCCAACATCACCGCCGAGGTGACCTTCAACGCGCAGGACGCCTATCCGGCGCTCAAGAGCACCAGCCTGCCGGGCGGCCCGCTCGACAGCGTGCTGACAAGCTACGGGGCCACCGACTGGCAGCGCCAGCGCCAGCTCATGCTGACCCCGGACGGTCTGCGGCTGTTCGATCTGCGCACGCTGGAGGAACTGGCGCAGGCACAGCCCGAGGATATGATTTCCGACGCGCTGGCCGAGGCGCTGAATCTCTACAGGGATAATTTCGGGTTCGATCACTGCTTCATCGGCGGCGACGGGTATGCCTACACGCAAGTCGGCATCAGCAACACCAAGCCGGTCGTGAAGATCGATCTCGACGCGATGGCGATCGTGGACAGCTTCGGGCGCCGTAGCAACAGCCTGAGCAACAATGCGGGCGGGTTCGCATCCCTCACGACCCTCGGCTGGATGCGCGCACTCAGCCTGACCGGGCCGATCGATGTCCTGATCGCCTCGGGCCGCTTCGGCGGCGGCCATGGCTGCGTGCGGGCCGACACCATGGAGTTCCTCGCCAATCTGCCGCGCATGGGACCGGGGCCGACCAATGTCGAGAATATCGTTCAGGGGCGTGTGGGCGAGGGCCTCGGCGAGGCGTGGATCCTGCGCACGTCGAATACCGGCACGGCCAGCACCATTCCCATCGAGCGGCTCCGCGTACGCCCGGGCGCGCCCGGGCCGGTCGTCGAGAACGCCGGGCACTGGTCTCTCGGCCCGGCCGACATTCACCCCGAGGCGATGGGGTTTGCCTATGAGCCGGCCGGCGCGGTCTACGATCCCGTGGATGACGCGCTGGTCTGGATCAGCGCGCTGGCGTTTCCGGACGCGCTGAGTGATCTCGCCGGGCGGTATGCGGTCAAGTGGCGCCCCGATGACGGGGTGATCTGGGCGACGCGGCTGTCGCTGTTCGCGTTTTCCACCACGCGCAAGGAGAACATGGCCATAGCGAAGTCCCGCACCGAGGGGCGACGCATGGCGTGGCATCGCGAGCCGCAGGTCAGCCAGGTCGATCTGCGGACAGGCGCGGAGATCCTGTTCACCGAAGGCTTCGCCGCAGGCAGCATCTTCGGCGGCGGTGAGGCCGCAGGTTATGACGCCCGCTCGGACACGCTCACGGGCTATGTGCAGACCGGATCGGCCGCAACCCGGCTGTTTCTCAACCGCACCGCCGGCGAAGGCGTCACGCCGGGCAGCCTCATTGCGGATATCTGCGCGCGGGTCGGGCTGGGGATGGCCGATATCGATGTATCGCAGATCGGTACTCCGGTATTCCGGGGCTATGCCATCGGGCGGCAGGGCTCGGCGCGGTCAGGGATAGAGCCGGTGGCGCAGGCGTTCTCGTTCGATGCGGTCGAGTCCGATGACCGGATCCGCTTTGTCCCGCGCGCGCGGGAGGCCTTCGAGGCGCCGCTTTTGACCGCGGACGATCTCGTGCCGGCCCGCGAGACGGGCCGCGTCGTGCAGCTCCAGCGCGTGCAGGAAACCGATCTGCCCGAGCGGATTACCGTCACGTATCAGGACAATAGCGGCGACTACAATCAGGGCGCCCAGTCCGCCACGCGGGTGTCCCAGCCCGTCGCCACCATGGGCTCGCGCGACAAGCGCGACATCGAGCTGCCCATGGCGCTGGAGGCCACCGAAGCCAAACGCATCGCCGAGCGCCTCATGGCCTCGGCCTGGATCGAGCGCGATGGGGTCGAGTTCGCCCTGCGGCCGGGGTTTCTGCGCCTCGATCCAACCGACCTGCTGCGCGTGGAGGCGCCGGGTGGGACCGAGGTGGCAGTCCGGCTCACGCAGATCGAGATCGGCGCGGACTGGGAGCTGCGCGCCAAGGGCGTGCGGCATATCGGGTCGGCCTATGTCTCCGACGCCATCGGCGCGACCGGCAGCGGGTCTCGGCCCTCGGGCGTGCTGGGCGATGTGCCCTCACGGTGGGTTGTACCGCAGGTCCCGCTGCTGCGCGATCGCCATGATACCGGCGGCGTGGCGTCGCGGCAGTATCTCTTTGCCGCCCCGCGGGTCACCGGGCCCTGGACCGGCCTGTCGCTCTTTCGCTCGCGTGACGGGGCGGACTGGGACATCCCGGCGCGCATCAGCGATCCCGCGCTGATCGGGGTGCTGCGCGCACCGCTCGGCCCGCCGCGGTCGGTCTGGACGTGGGACGCGGCCAACACGCTCGAGGCGCGCTTGCGCGATCCCGACGGCCAGCTCAGCTCGGTCTCCGATCTGCAACTGCTCAATGGCCGCAACGCCGCCCTGGTGGTCGATGCGGATGGCGGGGCCGAGTTGATCCAGTTCCGCGATGTCACGCCTCTCGGCAATGATATCTACCGGCTCTCGACGCTGCTGCGCGGGCGGCGCGGCACGGAAGGCCAGCTCGCGCATGCGGCCGGGGCAGTGATCGTGGTGCTGGATGATGACGGCGCGCTGTTTACGGAACCCCTCGGGCTGGTCGGCCAGCCGCTGCGCTATCGCGGTGTGGGCCGGGGCGAGGCGTTCGACGAGGCGGATACGGTCACGCAAACCCTGCGCGGCAACGATCTCAAGCCCTACGCCCCGGCGCATGTGACGGGCGCGTGGACGGCGGCCGGCATCACGATCAGCTGGCGGCGCCGCACCCGGATCGGCGGCGACTGGCGCGACGGCACCGGCACAGTGCCCCTCGCGGAGGCAGCGGAACTGTACGAGGTGGATATTCTGGACAGTGCTGGCGAGGTAATCCGGGTGCTGGAG